ACATGATCTCCTCCAGCTATATCTTTTGTTTGTGATACATATTTTCTTTTATACTTACTACTGTCACTATATGAGTATGCTCCGTCAGAGTTTTCATATCCTACCCTTAATAATAGGTCATTATAATATGATTCAATTTCAGTTTCTGGTATATAGCTACCACTTGAGTCTGAGCCTTCTACATATTCCCATAGCTCTGATAGATCGAATCCCGGTTGTAGTGTCCAGCCCATACTTTTTGCAGCTTCATATATTAAATCTTTAGACATGCCATCATATAAGCTTTCATCTCTATTATTTATTTTTGCAATGTGCTTTATATATGTATATATAGAATCAAAGTGGTGCCCTATCATGTCAACAAATAATAAATAGTCAGAATTATTTTCATCTAACTTTATATGGTCAGGTATTTGCTCTTTAAGTGTGTGTGGGTTATCATTGTCATGCAGGCTTGCAGTTGCAAGCTGTCTTGTCATCCAAGCTGTTGCTTCTGGTGATGTAGATGATGCAAGTGTATATGGCTTTAAGCTATTTGTCTTTGGCCAAGTAGAATTATAGTATGATACATACCCAACATTAGATCTGTTTTCATCTGTGTCAAGCCTATTTTTGTCTTCACCAGCAGAGTGGGATGAGTAGTATAAGTACTTTTCATATCCATCAAAACTTACTTTAATGTCATTTAGCTTTGTCTCATATATTGCTTTATTCTGTAAGAATTCAACTGAGCCAGAAGCTCCACCATGTAATAGGCCTGAGAGCTGAGAAGATACAAATTCAACTTGTGACTGATAGTATTCTATTTGTTGTGCTTTTAGCTTAAAGTTATTTAGCCTTTCTTTTGCAGAACTAAAGCATACAAAGTTTTCATAGTTTCTATAGTCTACATTAAGTGTTGCATTTACATTACTTGAGCTTAATATAGAGTTCTTTATACTTTGAGTAACACTACCAGTTGCATTTAACAGTGAATCTTGATTTTTATATTCTACAGTTCCAGCTTGTGGTAATTCATTATAGTTGTATCTAAATGCTGGCTGTCTAAGCCTGTTATGTTCTTCTTCTTGCTCCTCTTGAAGTTGTACATTTATTGTTGTAGTGAATGGTAGTAGCTTTTGATGATAAAGATTTAGTATACTTCCTTCATCAAGCTCTTCTGGGAGTGGTTGTGCTAGTCTTAATATAGTAGAGTTGCCTTTGCCATATTTATCTCTTGCCCAAGATACAACCATGCATTCGTATGTTGCATTAAACCAAGCAAGAGCAGTTTGTTGTATTATATCTTCATGTGCATATTCCCCAGCATCCGACCATTGCTTAAACTTTGCAACAGACACTTCGTCATCTGTATATGCTAATTCTACTCTTACCTCTCTTCTGTCTGCAGATATTTGAGACATTATAAATGTTGCATCTGTATTAAATATCCTTTGATAGAAATTACCTACGATTGCATATTCACCATGTGTTATTTGAAATTCATCTGCAACTAAGCCATATAAATCTATCTTAAATTTATTCTCTGAGAAACCAGTGTATTGCTCCTCTGAGTCCCCAGTATATATAAATTGTATTTCATTGTCTTGATAGAACTTTAGTATAAAAAAGTCATCAGTGTCTGGGCCTAATATCATAGACTCATCTGTAAATCTTGAGAGTGTTTGATGCCAAATTTGGTGTGGTAGAGAAACTACCCTTTCATCAAATGTATATCTAGGATCTTTTACACCATCATCTAAGAATAGCTTCATTTTTGTATCTCCCTGTAGTCATCAAAGTTTGTTCCGGATGTACTTTCAAATCTAATTTCATTTTCAAATACCCTAAACTTAATGTGTATCTTTCTTATATCGTTCTTGTTAGCTATTGCAATTGAAGTTGGGCCAGTATTATAGTTTGGTGTAATTTTTCCACCTGCAGTTCTTCCAAGCTTTGTCAGTTCTATTGTTGGTGGGAATAACATACTTGACCAGCTATAAAAGTTGGTTTCATGTAGCTCTCTAAGGGTATATGTTCTCTTTCTCTCTCTATAATTAACACCTTCAGCATCTTTCTTAAACCCAAACTTTCCGTACTTTGCTTTTGTTGTGTGGCCAAATTGAGATGCAAATAGGTCAACCTCTATCTTCCATGTGTCTTTATAGTACTCAGGTATTGATTCATATTCTAAACACTCAAAGTGTAGCATAAATCTGTGGTGAGCCCAGTAGCCAGACCTTCGGCCTGTAGAGTTTGTCTTTGCCTTGTCTACTACAAATAAGCCTCCATGCCTAGTACTTGGCCTAGTCATTAGATCATCCCAAGCCCAAAAGTATTGCTTTTGACTTCTGTATGCTGTAAATTTCTCTGATACCCTGAATCTTCTATTTACTGATATACTGCCTAAGTCATTATAAACTTCTGCAGTTAATGTTTGTATTACCTTATCTTTTCCTCGACCTGCATTAAATAGCTGGACGTATTCATTTCCTCCGTAGTTGCCTTCCTTGATAACATCTCCATCTAAGTAAAACTTATACTTTAGGCCAGTTGAGACACCTTTTTTTGTTTCAACGTCAATATAATTAACTGCATCAAATATAAAGAATAGTGCATGACTATCACCTGAGAATTCATAGATAAAGTCTGTTAGGTTTTCTGCTTCTGGAGAGGGAGAGTCGGGGTGTACCCAATAGTCAGAATCAGGTATCTTTTGACCTGCCTGGTCAGTTACATCCCTAAAGTTTCTTGCACCTATTTTTATTTGTACTGGCTTAGAATCTGGAAGGGGATTGTCTGCAAGTAATTCATCAGTGATTTTACAATCAATCTTATCCCTAAATGTTTGAGATTCAAACTCTATATTATTAGGTGGTACTTCTATAATTGGATATCCATCAGCCTCTTTATCAATTAAAAACCTGCCTTGGTTATCAAATTTATATAGTACATCAGATTCATCTTCAAAGATGCCTGGTATATTTCCGAATCCAGATTGATTAGTGAATTGTGGCATTTCTGCATTCTCAGTCTCTATTAATGCTTGTGCAGCATCTCTTAGACTTTGGCCTTGAAGTCGAATACTTGTAACAAGCTTCTCATCTTTCTCAATAACAGCAATCTGGTTTGCAATTGCGTTCTCATCTGTTGGTGCAAGTATCCACTTGCCCCCTGTAGTCTTCTTTTCTTCTTGTACCTTAATTCTCATATTACACTACCTCAAAGTGGTCTTTACTATCAAAGAATTCAATTGAACCTTCTGCAACTCTGTTGTATACTTTGATTATTGGTCTATATATTCTATCTTTTGGGAAGCCTTCAAGTGGTAAATCAAAGTACATACCTTCACCGTCTGCAGACACCTTAGTAAATGTGTCATCAAAGCCTATTATCTCCTCATCTGTCTTTACATCAACAATTGAGTATATTGAGCTTGCAGCTGTAAATGTTTTAATATTATCAGCTTGTGGAGAAGTGGAGTAAGATGCTGTTGGGAATGATTCTCTAACAACAGGCCTTAATCTTATTGTAGACCTACTATCATACTTACCTGAATTTCCCTTATAATATACTGTTGCTTGAACTGATCCAATTGTTTGCTTAGATGTTGACCAAGTGTAGTCATTATATTTAAGCTCTAGTCTAGGCTGGTATATTGTGTTTGTGTCATTTGAGAAAAACCTCTTTGGGCCCGCAAATGTTGTGACAAGGTCTCCCTTTTCAGCTGTTGGAGTATGCATAATCATTAAACCATTTATGTCAGATTCTCCATGCACTGTTTCACCAGACTCAGTAATTATACCCTGTAATACAGTTACGTCAATTGTTAAGTCCCACTTATCAGCATCTTTATAAGATGTAGAGCTAGGGTATTGTATTTCTGTGCTACCACTATTACTACCTGTATAGAAAATAGGGCCTGGTGCTGATGATTGATATTGGTAGCTTTGAGTTGTCCCTGCAGCTCTTAGAGTTGCCTCATCTGCTGCTCCTATATTATGTGGAATTGTCACTAATCTATTAGCCCAGCTTACTCCCCCACCATTTGAAGGAACTTGTGGGCTACTAAAGTACTTATCTGTACCTTCAACCCAACTTTCTTTTATTTGGTTTGCCTGAATAGCTGTACTATAGTCACCTATCTGATTCTCTACATTTGCAGCAAACAATCTTACACTTGCGCTATTATAATTATTTGTGTGCTTATTCCATGATATTAGAATTCTAGAAGCTTGATTTGTCTCCATACCCCAATCACTTGCCTTCCTAACTCCTAGCTCTAGTATCTCATCTACACCAGAGTTTAGAGTGTTATTCCATTCATATATTGATGTTGCTCTATCTATTTTCTTTATAGTTATCATAATTTATCCCTAGTAGTTAACTACTCTTCCTATAATATCCTTTGAAGGATATTTTATTTCAAAGACACTAGGGTCAAGTGATGGGTATATCATACCTTGTCTAGTAGCTTCATCCATATCATATTTATTACCAGAGTATCCATCACTTGATCTCCACTTATTTTGATATCTTACATCTATAACAGATTGTACACCTTCAATTGATGCTAAGTCTAATACTATATCCTTCTTAATAATTGGCTTTCCAAAGTGCTGCTTTTGTGTGTCAAATCTAACCTTTAGCTTTTCTATTGCCCTAAGTAAAACTTCATTTGAGTTAAATGAAGGTAGTACAACAATATCAAAGAATATACCAAAGTTAATAATGTAACCATCCTTTATATTTACTGCATCAGTTAGCATTCTGTATTGTGATAAGTAGTTTTTAAGATTTAGCTTTGTTGCTGAATTTATTTCTGTTAGATTACCTCTAATGTCTTCACCTAGTGTGTATAAATTAACTGCTAATGGATTTTTTACCTCATCAGCAGATTGAGCATTAAGCTGTTGATCTTGTATTACATATGCTTTGGATATATGGCCGAATCTTTGTGGTAGAGACATTGCCCTAAGCATATAATCATCTTTAGTAACTATTCTTTTTTGAGCAGAGAAGTATGCCAGTGCATTTCTTTTAACATCTTCTATAGACTCAGGTCCTGAGCCTCCAGTTGCAGGTTCCTCATTTATAACAGCAACTGATGCCTTCACTATTGCTGTAGTTGCAGCATTTAGCCCTTGATCATCTAATTGTTTTGTCATTGAATCTACAGCATTAATCTCTTTTGAGTTAACATTACTTGAGATGCCACTTCCAACTCTGTATGTTATTGTTAATGTTGTGTTTGTTGGTGCTAGTCCATAGGTTCTAGAATATAAAAAGTTAGAAGGGTCAAATGCCTTATCTATCTTATTTCTTTCACCTGGTAAACCTGTTGCAAGGTTTTCAGAGTTAGGTAATAGATGTTCATCACTATAAGATGATATTCCAGACCCAAAGTGTAGCTTAAAATTATTCTGTTCAGTTATGCTTGTCTTAAACCTTCTTGGTGTAGTTAGCATACTTAATATCTTAGGTGTTTGAGTCTTATATTCAGATAGTTGTGGATCAAATTCCCATGAGTTTACATCCTCCTTAAATATAGTGTCTTGTGCTAAGTTGTCAACCTCATACCATATATTTCCATCTGAGTCTACAACACTATCAATTGAGATTATGTTATCCTCAACTAGTGTGAATGAGTCATTAGCCTTTCCAGTTCCAAATGATACGTCTTGAGTCTTTCTATCTCCGTGTTCTGTGTCTACATACTTTTTTAGTAGGTAGTATTCTGGTGTACCAGTTGTTTGATTAATCTGATACACGCTAACATCAGTTGGAGAGGCAGAAGATGATGCTGCAAAGTCTACTTGTTCCATTGTTTGGAATGCAATACCAGATGGAGTCTTTAATACAGCATCAGAGTTAATTAACATACAGTATGAAAAGTCTGGCCTTGATGATGCACCAGTATTTATTGCTGGTATTAATTGATATATTGCAACTCTGCATGTTGCTGGTGATGTTACTCTAGGTGTGTAACCAAATGTTTGGGCTATTGAATATACGTTTTTTGATTCTTGAGCTCTATCTAAAAGAGTCTCTTTCATTGAGTAGTCTGTATACATTGACAATACATCACCTACGTATGCTGCCATCTCAATAAACATCATTCCAGGTGAGGACTCACTAAAGTCATTGTATGTATTTGGAAAGTATGTTTTAGCATACTCAATAATTGACTTTTTATAGTCATCAAAGTCTTTAGTTAAATAATTTATATTTTTTTGTGCCATTATGCAACTCCACTTGTTATTTCTAAGACTTCGCTTATGTTGTATTCCTTAACTGAAAAGCCTAATACTATATGTATTTTGTGTTCTTTTTGTTCAACTTCTAGATTTTCAATTCTAGCTAAAGGCATATATCTATCAAATGCATTTCTAATAGAAGTTCTAATTGTTTCGTCTAATTCTGCAACATTATTTTCAAATAGTAAGTTGTATATATCTGTGCCAAAGTCTGGGTTCATTAACCTTTCACCTTTATTGGTTAGTATTAAATTTCTTACATTACTTATAACTTGATCTTTTGTTAGATAGGATAGCTTAAATAGTGATGTACCTTCCTTAACAGGGTCAGTACCTGTTTGTAGACCAGTTGAACTTGTCTCACCATCAGAATATCCAGACTTAGAATTTGAGTCTGATCCAAAAGGCAATAGTATACCAATTGCTTTGCTTTCATCTAAGTCTGCGGGATTTATCAGAGTCGTATCTGGTATAGAAGTTCTCTTTGAGAATCTAGCATTTACAGATGTCTTCCCTGTGTAGTTTTTAAGTTGTGGTGTCCTAGCCATTTTATATTACTTCTTCTTTTTAGACATTGCCTTTACTAATTCAGAGTAGTCTCTTGTTAGTGCTTTGCCTACTGCAGGGTCAATATCTCTACCTTGCATATCCCGAGGTACCATCTGCTGAACTGTTGGCTTACCTCCGCCTATCATATCTTGCATTGATGCAAAACCAGCCCTAGCATCTCCCGAATCAAAGGACTTTACTGTCTTGTAGTCTTCATTTGCTGTCTCATTGAGGGCAGCATTAAGAGAAGAATTCTTTGTGTAATTAGTTTGTGTTGCACCGTAGCTTTCCATCATTTCATTTTGAGCATCTTGTGCATTATTTTTATTCTTATTACCAAAGATTTCAACAAGCTGTTTCTCAACCTCCTGTTGTACAATCTCTCTTATAACCTTTGATAATTTGTTCTTAGCATTTGCCATATTATTAACTCCTATCTATATATAAATATCTAATATATTGTTTTATTGTTTAAGCTTAGCAACATCACTCGTTATTTTTACAACTTTTGATGCGTTCGTTGCTGGGAACGTGGGGCCTACCCCAGTATTAAATGTTGCAGTGGCACTAGTAAGAGCTTTTAGCTCATTACTCATACCTTCAATTATATCCATTAACTTATCTATATCAACCTTCCACTTTTTTGTTGATATACCTACCTTATCTCCAGATGATATTAGTACTGAGTCCTTCCTTGAACTTAGTATTAGTCTGTCTGATCTCATTATTATTTGATTTCCACCGTATCTATCAACTTGTTCGTAGTCTTTATCTAAGCTTGATTCTAGCTTTAATGTTACAAGAGGAGTTTCTGAGCATAGATATATTGAGTTATCATCACCAACTATATCTTCATTGCCTAAGCCTTCCTCTTCATCTGTGTGACATGTTATCATGATCACTGGTTTGTTCTCTGACTTACCACCAAATAGCTTTCCAAGAAAGCTTTCCTCTGATGTTGAAGTTAACCTGATTGTTTGGCCTGCCCTGCCTTCAACTATTACATCACCTTCTGTTGGGTCCATCTTTTTTGCAGGCCTGGGCTTTGCAAATAGTCCAGTAAAGAAGTCTGTTGCATCTGGAAGAATTGATGCACCCTTTACTTGAATATTGTCACCAATCTTCCCTCTTGTATTAATAACATCTGAGTAATAGTATTTTGAATCTTCACCTTTTATAACTAGCACCTGTTCACCTGGAAGTGGTACAGATCTAAAGTATGGGTTTAGAGGGGATACTACGTGGCTTTGTGGGGCACCTTGGCCAGCAGCTTTAATTCCACTTACTGGTGTTACTTGAACTACGTCAGCTCCATAAAATTGATCATCCTCTCTCCTACCAGAGGCAGCCATTACACTACCAATAAATACTGTTTCACTAGATATAGAAGACCCTGCATTCTCATCACCAGATGATTGTGGAGGTGGGGTTCTCATATTTCCTGTTTTATATTTTGACATTTTTCTTATCCCTGTCAGACCTACCTATATCAGCTACAGCTTCTAATAGCTGTTTCTTTTCGGCATCCGTAAGTAGTGGAGAGTCATTATTTTTATTTTCAGGTCTAGCCATAGCTCTTTGAACAATTGCAGCCATCTTAACTAGATGTTCATCATTCTTTACTGAAGCCTCTAGGTACTCCTTTATTAAAGGTACAATTAGAGTTGCATCACCTGAGTTCTTAATTAGAGGTTGTAAGTCTGATATTAGTAGTTTTATTTGTCGGTCTTTTGATTTAGAGTTCAAATAAATGTCTTCTAATAAGTTTGAAAAGGTCTTACCCTTAAATAGTTCTAAATTTCCATCCATAATAATAAATATCAGTTAGTCTAAAACCTACTACCAGACTTGTATGTTTCATACTTTTCCATGAAGTGAACCTTAATAGCATTTACAACTCTTGTTATATATTGAGTCTTTACATCTGACATCTCTCTTATCATAATGTATATAGCCTTCTTGTTAAAGTTTTCAATATCTTCACGCCTCTTAAATATCTCAACAATTGAATGAAGTATCTTTATGTCTCGTTCCTTAGTTACAACCTTCTCAGGGTTCTTTTCCATCCAGTTTGTAAATTGGTCCATAAATTCAGATAGCTCAGACTGCTCCTTGTCTTTTAGTATCTCATTAGTAACATTTCTTGTCTTATCAATTAAGTCTACACTTCTCTTCTGAATCATCTTCTTGTAGTTATTATTGTTATGCAAGATTAGCCAATTTTTTGCTACTATACTAAAGTATGAAAAGGCTTTGCCTTTGTCTGCTGTAAATTTATTTAATTTTTCTAAAAGGTGTACTATCACCTCATGTTGTACTTCCCTAGTTGGGTAGTCAAAGTAATAAAACTTAAACCTGTGAATAAGATTCTCAGTGAGCTTCATGAATGGGTAGTCCATATGCTCAGCATATAGTCTATTTCTCTTTATTGGATCTGGCTCATTATTATATGCTATAATTGCAGCTTGTGTTGTCTCTGTAAAGTATTGTTTCTTTGATCTAGGCCTTCCTCTCTTTCTCTTTTGAGGTCCCAGTGCTGCTATTCTTGCCTCCTCAATCTTCTTTGCTTGTAGCTCATCATAGAACTTATCGACTGCACTTTTCAATTAATCTCTCCCTTAAGCTCTTTAATTGTGTCATTCAACTGCTTAAATGTCTGTCCAACCTCATCATCCTCTGCAAACATATTCTTAGAGTCTATTCCTTGCATTGTGTCATAGGTCTTAGTAATTGCCTCTTCAAGAGTAATGATTCTGTCTTCTGATTCTAGAATTTGATCTACAACAGTCTCATATTTCCTTAGTATGTTCCATGCCACAAAAGCTAACACTAGTATTGAAGTTGAAAGTATTATATATATGTATATATGTATATCCATTATTTAGCTCCGAATAGTTCATCAAATAACTTTGACTTATCATTTTTTGGACTAGATTCTTTTCTGTATTTCCAGTTTTCAAATTCAATCCTTGATGCCATATGATCGGCATGGTGCATAACAATTGGTAAGTTTGCCTTGAGGCCTCTTTCAGGTAGGTAAGACTTTAAGTAAGTGTCATTAGAGCCATCATAGACTCCGTCATGAGTAAGTATACCAATCATTTCATTCTGAGAAACCTTAATTCCGAACTCTTGTAATAACCAAAGACTTCTGTGGGGTACAGACATGTGAGTTATATCAGGGTTGTTTGTATAAATCTTCCCTTGATTCTTTCTATGCCATTCACTTGGGTTTGGAATGTAATACTCATTTTCAATATCACCAACCTTACCTAGATCATGATTAAGTGCTACAAACATTAGCTCCTCTCGTGTATAATTATCCATATATGCACCCATTTCTCTCCACATATTATATAATCGTTCTGCACAATTCATAACATTTAATACATGAGAGACATATCCACCTATGAATGAGTTATGGAAGTGTTCTATTCCAGATGCAGGTGCCATCATAATTTGTTCTTGCATCTTTGTATATAAATCTAGTAAAGCTTCTTGCCTTTCACCACTAAAGTTATCTTTAATATTATTTGTTAGATCATTCCAGTTACTAGTTAGTAATTCTGCTGAAAGATCTTTGCTGTTTTTTGGTATCATTTGTATTCTCTTTATAATTCTTATTTTATTACTATATACTATCCTATTAGATCTATTAAACCTAACTCCAATGCCTCATCTGCAGATACAAACATATCAGTCTTAGTGTTTTCCCTCCACCAGTCTATATCTTTTTTTGTAGAGTCTGCAAGTAGCCTTAAGGCATCTTCTTCCATCTTTTTATATTGCTTTGCAGAAGCTTGCATATCAGAATTCTTTCCAGACTGATTACCTGAAGCTTGGTGTAACATTATTGTTGAGTGTCTACTACAGATTCTTGAACCTGTTGCACAAGCTAGTATCATTGCAGCTGCACTCATTGCTTGGCCTCTTACAATTACATTTACCTTAACTTTAAGTGACTGTATATAGTCAATAATGCCAAACATCTCAAACATACAACCTCCCGTAGAGTTCATAACAATTGTTATTGGCTCAGCATCTTTAGAGTCTGGTCTTTCTCTAAGTAGTGTTCTACACTTTGTGCATAGATCATAGAATGTGAATTCTTTTATATCACCTATAATGTAGATGATACTATCATTAATATCTAATCCGTGAGTTATCTCAGAAAACTTGTCTGTCCCTGAGTCTGTAGTGATACTTTCTGTTGTATCTGTTGCTAGTGGCTTGTCGCCGTAAATTTCTTTCATGTTAATCAAATAAAAGTTTTAATTGATCTTTGTCAATTTCGTGTTCATTATTCTTTGGTGTAGGGAATGCATTCTCAACGCTTTTGTCTGCATAGCCTAGTGACTTTGCCATTCTAACGCATATATTTCTAAATTCAAATGTAGTTAAGCCATTGCTAAATTCCAATTCAATTTTAGAAGGTTCTTTTGTTGTGTTACCCCTAACATAAGTTAGCTTATCCATATTACTCTCCTTCGTGTGTTATTAGTGTATATAGTAATATAACAAAAATTTATGAAGAATAAAAATATCCATCAAGGTATTTTTGGATATCTTCTTGAGAAAACTTACCTTTTAGCAGTCTAGAGTAGTATCTTATATCTCTCATAATAGGCTTCTTATCTTTCTTCCACCTTGTCTTATCTAGAGTCTTTTTAAGCTTATGTAGATTAGCACCTGCAATTCTTTTTAGATCCTCTTTTTGCTTAGACTTTAACCTAAGTCTTTCTTTTATCTCAGTTGCTGATAAAGTACCTTTAAGTTCTATTTGCTCTTCACCTTTATGGAATACCCTTCCATCAACATGAACAAATTCCTTCATCCATCTCCAGCCCCTATGGAAGCCTGATGGTTTGTTTGATTGCTTGTCACTTTCACCAAACTCTTCTTTATATATATCTGATACACATTGATAACATGTAGATGCTATAGTATCCTCAGAGACACAAGTAAACTGACCACACTGTCTGCATTCCATGTATTTATACATAGCACCTTCTCTTTGGTTCCATGCTGTTCCAGGTCTATACTCAACCTTGTATGATACTTCTTTAGATTCTTCCATAGTTCTTTATTCTTTTGGTTAACTTGTCTCTTTCAATTTGTAGGTCCTTAAGTCCCTTTTCTCCATATATATCACCTTGTAAAGTTTTTTCTTCGACAATAGAAGATTGAACGTCCTCTGGGAATGCAGATATGACCTCATCCATTGTATAAGGTGTGTTAAACTCTAATCCATCTGGCTTAGACATCACAACCTTTGTAGTAGTCTTAATTTGAGCAAATGCCACATTAGCAGCTATAACCATTGCTATTGCTAGTGGATCAAATACAAATATAATAAGTAACATAAACCAATTAACAATACTCTCCATTG